ATACTACTTTTTCTATCATACAAATATACGGTTATTTTTTCAAATTAAAAACTATTTAGATTTAAATTCATCAAAAGTTTTAAGTTTATCACGTTTAGATGGTTTATCTATCTTATTTACATTATTTAGTCCTAATCTCTTATTTAATTTTCTTGATTTTGTGGTAAATATATCATTAGACACAACATTCCATCTATCATCAAATGGTTTATCAGTATTATTCGGATCTGATTTTAATGCTTTAGTTATATCATCTTTTGCATACTCAGCAGCACTTTTATATTTTTTATCTTCCATTATATTTATATTTTTTATAATTGTCCTAATTCTTCAGGTTTTATTCCTATTGATGTTGCTAAATTTTGTAATTCTTGTTTATTCATATTCATTACTTTATTAAGAATCATTTTTTTAGCATTATCATTTGTTGTACCTTTCATCTGTTTTGACAACTGATCAACCGAGTTACTTGTAGCGGCACCTAATTGGGTTAATAATTGATATTTAGGCTTCAATAAGTCAAATAGTGATATATTAAACCATTTGATTGCACTTTTTTTATATGCAATTAAATCTGTTTGTATATTAGTCGTATCAGCCTCTAATATTCTATGAATATTATACTTTATTCTTTCAGTTGTTGCTCTTGGAGTTGTCGGTGTAGTTGAAACTGTATCTAATCCTGCGTCTTTTTTAATTTCTGGTAAAACAGCATCATTTACATATTGTTGGACAGCATTTGAAAATTGATCTTCTGGATAACTCATTAATGTCATTAATCTCTTATCTCTCGATCTTTCAAATATTTTAATCATTGTAAATTCATCATTCTGAAGTTTATTTACTATCGGTTTAAGAGTAAAATAAAAATATTTAATATTATCAGTTATTATTTTATTTATTACATCAGTAGTTAACGCTGAATTTATTTCATTCTGCATAACAGTTTGATTTGATTTAACAAATCTCTGATATAAATTAGCAACATTTTTTTCAGTATCTACTTTCTTTGTAAACTCAACAAATAAATTATTTAACGCTTGATTTGGTTCATTAAATATATTATTATATTGTGCTTTTAAAAAAGTAGATACTGATGATAATGTTTCATTTAAAAAATCACTATATTTTGTTATTTTATCCATAATTTATGCGGTTGCTGTAGGTGCTGCTGGTGTGGTTGTTGCCGGAGCGACAGGAGCTGTTGTTGCAGCAGGTTTTACTTTTTTAGTTTTTGCTGGTGCTACAGGAGCGGCAGGTGCTGCTGCGGCTGGTGCCGGAGTAACATCTTTCTTAAATGAACTTGGTGAAATCCAAAAAACACCTTTATCAGATTTAACTTTCCACATATTTTTATACTCTGGTTTTTCTGTATTAGGTTGTCCATTTTCATCTTGACCAAGTGCATTTCCAATAACTTCAACTTCAATATCAGCATTATTTTTTTTACTAAAATATGTGAATTTTTTACCTTTAGCGGCTTGTAATTGTTGTTGTTTTTCTCCTAATTGTGTATTCAAAGCATCTAATGATTGTTTGTATTTCAATTCATTTTCTTTTTTAACTTTTGTTAGTTCTGTAAGTTTTTTCTGATCTCCTGCTTTTTGATAAAAACCATACCATTTATCATATAAATATGAATTGAATTGATTCTTCATGACAACAGAATATTGTGTTAATTTACCAGATGAATAATTAGGATTTTTTGATAATCTTGCGACTATTGCATTTATTTCACCATCAAATTGTTTTTTTAGTTCTGCGATTCTATTTTCAGTAAGTTTAGCAACTTGTGCTATTTTTTCTGGTGTTAAATTAACAAGATTTTTTTGTTCTTGATTGTTTTGTTTTTCCGCATTTTGTACAGGAGGTACAACTTCAGCTTCATATATAGCAGATTCTGTTACGGGTGCCAATGTTGTTGCTGCGGTAGTTGTTACTGGTGCTGATGCGGGTGCTGTTGCTGTTGATGCCGCACCAATATTACCCATTTTAGCAAAAGCATCATCAATCAATTTAGCATATTTATCATAAACTGCGGTTATTTCTTTTGAACCCTTAATTTTATTTGCTAATTTAACGGTACTATTCCACAAACTTTTAAACATACTCATTAAACCTTCATTTAATACTTCTTCTCCACTATGAAGACTCATAAATTCATTTTTTGTGTATAAATTTTTCATATAAACATTTTATTTTTTTTATATATTAAAATTAAAAAATCATTTTTAAGAATGTAATTAATTTATATATAAAATAAAAATTATTAGTTATATGGCAAATTCTGGCACAACTGTTAATAGTCCTCAAACAGATGATATTAAAAAAGCTAAAGATGAATTAAAAAGTAAAATTAATAATCTACAAGGTGTTGGATTACCAGGAGTTAAAGATGTACCAAAAACATTATGGGAAAATTTAATTAAGCCTAACCTATTATCACCTAGACAAGTTTCTAAAAAATTTTTATTATTACAAGGTCAATCATATCCTACACCTCTATCAGAAGAAGATGCACAATTAATCATTTATGGTAAAATATATTATAAAGATGGAAAACTATATGATAATGATATTATAGATCCTGCTTGCGTATCACAACCAAGTGATGAAGATTACCAACCACCTATAGATGAAAATCATCCATTATGGCAAAAGGTTCTTGATATGATAAAAAATTTAGAAGAATATTTATTACAATTAGGAATAAAATTAGGAGAATTTTTATTTGCATTACCAAACGCATTAGCTGTGATAACAATATCATTAGCAGCATTAGTATCTTCTGCGACAATTCTACCTTTTGGCGCTGGATTACCAACAGCATTAGGTGCAATACAAACTATGTTTGCTACAATAAAAAATTTACAATCTAAAACGGCTGACATATTACCATTATTAGTAATTGTAGATACAATAGGATTATTATTGCCTAAAGAATCTCAATCTGCAATATCACAAATAAATGCGATATTTATTCTTTTTACAGGAATTGTAACAGGTCTTACTGCAATATTAGGATTATTAGGAGGTGTGTCTAACTCTATTGAAAAATCTAAAACTAAAATGAATAAAATTCCATTAACAATTGCACCAAAAGCAGAGCCTGCAAATATAACCAAAGGACAAGATGTTAAATTAACAGCAAATGCATCAGGTAGTGATTACCTTTTCACATATGAATGGACTGATAGTAATGGTAATATAGTTTCAAGAGATATAAATTCAACAGATGATGATGATGGTACTAGATTAGTGACACCTGATATTCCAGTTATAATTGATAAATTAAATAAAATATCAGCATCAACTATTTATACTTGTAAAGTTAAAGATGGAAAAGGAAGTATCAAACAATCAGATGTGACTATAACCAGAATTTAAAAATTTCTAAAAGTTTCAAATTTTACAGTAAGTTTTTTATCTACGACTTTTATAGGAAATTTTATAGGAGAATTCAATTTTATTACTTTTGTTTCAAATGGATTTAACTCATTATTGGTAATTAAATTATTAACTAACAATAATGTATTATTTTCTAACCTATTATTTATAAAACTTACACATTCATCATCACTATTTCTGACTAAAAAATCAAAATAATCCTGTAAACTATTAATATTTAATATATTAGATTTTACATCATCATAGAAATAAATTTTACTATATGCATCTTTTTTAATTGGAACAAAATGATTATCTTCAATATTTAATCCTATTAAATGGGATAATAAAATTTTATTTTTATCATATATTACTTTATCTTGATAACCTGTTGTTCTAATAGATTCAGCAACAAAATAGATTTTATCTATTTCTAATCCGTACTCTTTTAACTTTAACCTTAATTTATTAAGCAAATTTGAATGTTTTTTCCTATCACTTCTTGCTGTTAAAACACCAATTTCTATATTCTTACCAATTAAATGTTTTATATTATTAAGTAATAATTGGACATCCTTTTTATTAAGAATATCATCATCGAAAAATTCACTATATGAAATACCAATATTACCTAATCTGACATTTTTATTTCTTCTCTGAATTCTTTCCATCATATCAACAGAAATAAAAAAAGATTCATTATTATACTCTATTTTAATATCATCCTTAACATAAATTCCACTCTTAATTAGTGCAAATTCAATAGATGATATTTTTAAAATGGGTATAGATGGTTTATTTTTATCAATAACCCAAATATCACTCTTGATGTACCAAAGAGTATTATCCAAATCAAACATTGCCAACTCTTTATCAATCATAATCATATATTTTTTCTAAAATATCAATAGAACTTAATTTTCTATTATATTTAATTCTAATTAATTTAATATTATTATCTCTACAAAAATTAGTTTTAATTTGATCATGTTTTTGAATATATTCTAAATTTTCGTCGCCTCCCCAGAAATCAACAGATTCAAAATGTTGTAATCCATCATATTCTATACATAAATTTTCATTTGGTAAATAAAAATCAAATGGTAAAACTTTTTTATCTTTACATTTTAAAAATTCCTTTTGTCTAATAAATGAAAAATTATTATCATTCAATATTTTAATTATAATTTGTTCACCTTTACTATTTTTACATATCGGACATCCATGATTTCTACAAATATGCGAATCTGGTCGTTGTTCAAATATACCATGTTTTTTACAGATAATCTTAACATTAGTTAAACTATTATTATAATCAACTAAACTATAGTCATATAAATCATCATGAACATTTTTAGCAAAAGAAATGAACTCTTCTGTTGTTTTTAAATTTTTTCCTGAACATCTTAAACATCCTTGTTTTTGTATTACATGATTATTTGGTTTTTGCTCAAAAACACCATGTATTGGACATATAATTTTTACTTTTGTGTAATTATTTTTATAATTAACTAAACTATAATCATATTTATTACCATGTATATCAATGGAATTTTTTATAAATTCATCAGTTGTTATTTTTTTATTTCCATAGCATGACGGACAGTCTTGTTTTGAATATACATGATTACTAGGTAATTGTTCAAATATACCATGCTCAAAACATATAATTTTTACTTTTGTATAATTATTTTTATAACACACCAAACTATAATCATATCTATTATTATGAATTTCATTTGATTTTTTTATAAATTGCTCCGTTGTTAATCTTCTACCCATAGTTAATCTAAAAATTTTAATAATTCTAATTGAGGTCTTTCTAATATTTTTTTTGCATCTTCCTTAGAAAAAAATCCTGCTTCTACTGTTTCACCTTTTAAAAAGTTTCCTAATATCATATCATTATATAATGTAATATTCATTTCTTCTTTTTCAATTTTAACAACATAACAAGTCATTCTTTTATATGCACCAGATTTAAAATAATCAATAACTACAACCTGACTTCCTTTTAAATGTTTTTTCTTTAATTTTATTCTAGATTCTTCCTCTAATTCTTTTAATGCAGTTTTTATTTTGCTCATTTTCTGCTCAATATGACCCTTAGGTATGGACCATTTTTTCATCTTTCTTCTAAACTTTTTAGGTCTAACTAATAATATCTTATTATTATAGATAAGAATTACGCCAGAAAGATTATGGCTTTCAGCCTCAATTAAATAATCATTAAAACTCATCATAAATTATTTATAAATTAATATTTTATATAGATTTTTCTAAATCTTCTTCATTATTAGTAATATTAACAGGTATATTCTTAATACCTTTAAAATCTATGAATGCAAATTTTTCACCTTCTTTCCAATCTATCTTATCTACAATATCACCAATACTAGGTAATTGCTCTAATGATATTGTAAAAGCTTCATTTTTAAATTGAGAAAAGGTCTTAATTTTTTTCATAGTCATTTCTATGTATATATATAATTAAAAAATCAAAAAAGTCACTTTTTCATGGACTTTTTTGATTCTTATTATGGTTTATATTTTCCTAAATTATTCATCATAGAATTAACATTTGGTAATTTCTTTGAATAATCTGGTGCACTTTGTTGATTCTTTTGTGATTCTTTATTTTGTTTATTTTCTCTTTCTATTCTATCATTTAACCTCTTTACATATGCCTCATATTCCCACCATGATAAGATATTTATATAATGTGGTGGAATATGATCAATATCCATAAATCCAAATTTATTATCCAAAATATTGTTCAAGGGCATCTGGAATAACGAAAATATTTGAGGCTCCTGTGGGAAAGCTCATATCGGTGCGGACCTCCAAACCACACGATGGACAATTATTAACCAATTCCTTGATACCAAAAATCATTTGATTTACTGCTTGATTTAGAATCTGAAATGTTTTCATATCTAACATTTTAAATTCTTGTTCTTTCGCCTTTATTCCATCCTCTGTTATTTTATTTCTATCATGTAGCATAAAAGATGCAAGTTTCAAAAATGCAACATTAGGATTTTTTTCTCCTTGTATTTTAGTCTTAATATCACCAAAGAAGATTTCTTGAATTCCAATTGTTGGTGGCGCTAATCTATAATCAACTCCATCAATAGGAAATATAAATACCTTTTCTTGCTGATCAAAGAATTTAGAAAGTTTTTCTGGCATAGGATAATTTATAAAAGATTTTTGAACTGTATCTGAACTAGTAGACCTTAATTCAATTTTAAACTCATGACCACAATTATTACATGTAACATCCTTAGATAAATTTTTTCCACCTGGAAATGTTAATTCTCTAATCATAAAAATTAGAAATAAACGATCACCATCACGAATATCTTTATATGAACCTTGTGAGCCATTTGAATATACATATTTAACACAAGAACTTAAAATCTGATTCATTTTTTCGGTTATATCAAGATAATTTTTATCATCAACCACAGAGTATGCTTGTACCTCTTGAACCTTAGCTGATCTAATAAGTAGTTTAGTACCTTTTTTATAGAAAATACCACATGGTAAAATTTCTAATGGTATAGAAGTATATTCATTTGATGGTACACTATCTAAATAAGATAAATCAACCTTCTTAATTGATTCTAAATTATTATCTTCATTGTTACTTATAAAATTATTCTCTAAGTATTTTAGAGCTTCTTCTTCCTTCTTATTTTTGAAATCAACCATTTATAGTAATTATTTTTTGGTTTATATATTAAAAGATTTCTGTCCCATATTAAAAAATGAGGAAATATTATATAAAATATATATAGTATCATGATCTTGCCTGAAGTTAGTAAAAATAAATTATTTTAATAATTTATCAGTGACATCAGACCACAAAAATTTAGTCACAGAAGATGTAAAGTCATTTTGATAAAAATATGGTCCATCTTTTGGTGTCAAAAATATATGTTCATTTGAATATAGTGCTAAATATATATCGTTGAAATTAGTTACAGATATTGCTTCATTATATATTTTTATAACTAATTCTGCACATTTCAAATTTGGTATTAAAACCGCATGAGCTGATAACATATTATAAACTCTGTAATATTTTTCATCATAATTTTCTATATACATATTTGGTTTTATACCATCACAATCATATAAACTTCCACCAAAATAAACAATCTCAGCTTCATCTGGAATATCAAATTCAATAGGAAAATTATTAATTAACATAGCATCATCTTCCAATAATAAAAATGGAAAATGATTATCACTAATCGCTTTTTCAATTAACGCAATATGTGCCTTTGACATCGTAACATTTCTAACTGAAAAAACATCATTAAAGGCGATACGTGTTACAGATGCTAAATTAAGACTATTTATAGTATTAGTAATATCATTTAATCTATGTGAAAAATGATCAGGATTAATAAAATATCCATGAATATCAGTACTATTTATTTTCATAATATTATTACTTTATTATTTTGAATATTAAGAAAATTATTCTTATTTTCAAGTAAATCACGTTTTAACTCTTCTATATTTAAGTGTGGATATCTAGTTTCACCAATGCCACCTTTATCACTTATAGCAAACGCAAACTTTGTACATAATACAATTTTTGTTGGAGGATTAAAATGAAATTCTCTATTTATATAGCTTTCATCATTTACACCAGGTTCATATGGTATTTTTTTATCTTCTAATTGATAATATCTCATAGTTTTACAAAAATTAATCATATTTTCAGATGTACCACCAAAAAAAGCACCATAAAAATACATTTGATGTAATTCTGTATCTACTGGTACATAAGCCTTAGATAAAGGATTTCTATCAAAAGCTTTATTTTCTTTCATCCAATCTTGATCTCCATAATGTTGACCACCTACTAAATCACCTATAAACCATTCTTCGGTAAAATTATTATCTACATTTGTGTCAGCATCAAAATAAAATAAATAATCACTTTTAAGTTTATCACCAATAGATAAGGCTGATACAAATTTCAAATTAGTACCATCTACCCAATTTTCATTACTAGCAAAAAAATACTCAACATCAATATCATCAGGTAAATAATCTTTAGGATTAATATTTGAAAAAAAATAAAAAGTAATATGATCATTACCTTTATAAAAATGCATAAATCTTTTAATAAATCTAACACCTAGCACAAAATATGCATTTGTTGCTAATAACACAATTCCTATATTCCTCATATTAATAATTTTATTTTATTTATATATTAAAAGAATTCTGTCCATTTATTTTAATATATAAAATAAAATCAAAGAATGATCATACCAAATTATAATACTAATGATGTACCATATCATTTTGATTTTGATGATAAAGGAATACCTCATTCTTATCCAATAAATCCAATAGGATACTATAAGCCACAAATATTATACACATTTAGTTATGAAGGTATTTTAGATATAAGAAATAATTATAAAAATTATATATGGTCAGTGGAACCACCTTTTTATATTCTTTCTGGACAAAGTACAAGAGAAATAACATGTGAGTTAATTCCCATACTTACTAAACAACGAGAACCAATAAAAACAGCAATTAGAAAACTGATATATAGAGATCTTAATTATTGTGAACTTAATTTAGAAGTAGAAAAATGGAAAGAAACATTAAATTTATACTATAAAAAAGGACCACTATGGAAAATAGATGGTAATAGACAACCAAAACTAAATTCAATAGAATCTTATACATTAATTCCACAATACGATCAAACAGGTTATCCACCAAAATATTCAACTAGTCCTAACTTAATATTCAATATTAGAAATGGAAAAGTTATAAATTTTTATGGAACAGTTAACAATCCTATTGTAGATGTATTATGGTATAATACAGGTTCTTCTTATCTATCATTTTATTCTTCTTGGACAGACGAAAAAGATATGTTTCCAAACACATTAGATATTATTGTAATATAAAAATGTGAAATTATATAAAATAAACTATATCATAATCTTATCTGTTTTTAAAATTTATTACCTTTAAATAAATTATCGTACCACCATAAAGGTTGTAAATTTTCTAATGCGCATACTATTTTAACATCATCAGTCGTAGAAAAATTGGTAACTGGACGAATATGATCTATATGCCATTCACCATGATTTTCCCATGTCATTCCAATAGAAAATTTATTTTCAATATGAATTTTTAAATCTAATGCTGAATATCCTAACATATCTATTGTGTGACCTTGCTTTGGTGTATTAAGTCTTTTAAGTGTAGAATATAAAACTGACCGTCAAGCAATAATATGGGGATTATTTAATCTATAATTTTCTTGATTTTTTGCTAATATGGTTCTATTATTTTGTCTCCATTCTCTCGATTCTTCTCTATGTTCTATTCTATAATTTTCCATATAATCTTTAATTTTATCTACATTATTTGGATCATTTCTATATTGCTCTTTCTGAATTAAAATTTTTTTTCTATTTTCTTTATGATATTCTTTTTTCCTATCAAGAATCTGATCTCTATTTTCATCATACCTATTTTTATCATACTCTTTTTGTTTATCCTTAAATCCAGGTGCTTCCTTATATTTTTTTTGAATATCTTTTACACACTCTTTACATTCATTTCTATATCCATCTGGTGATCCTTTTTTCTTGTGAAATTCTTCTATATATTTAGGCTTACCACAAATTCTACATACTTTTTCCATAATGTTTTATTTTATATAGTAAAAAAATCATGAAAAGTTGTTCCCAATAATCATAAAAACAAAAAAAGATACAATTTCTTGTATCTTTTTTTGTAAATATCTTAAAATTAGACACTTAAGCCTAATAGTAGAAATCTTCCCAATAGTCTGCAACAAAATTTGCAGTTAAATCCATAATATCGGTTGTACCTTCCCAGCTAAGTTCTTCAACTCCTGAAAATTGTTTCATCATTGCATTATGATATGTAACTCTACGGATAACTTTACCTTCTTTGTCATGTTGGTGAATAATAATATCACCTACTAAATTTTTCTTATAATGTAACGTTCCAGTTTCGTTATTCCAGCCTAAATCATACCAATCTTTAAGCATTTTAAAACAAAATATCTGATAATCATCATTTTGATTAAGGTTAAATGTGATTGACAAATCTGAAACGTGAGTTTCAGCAGGCATCATAACAAATACTCTAGTTGAGTATTTAAACCTTTGTGTCTGAGATTGTAAATCAGGATAAGTTGGAAATTTAGCTGATTTAGTGTTTTCCAAAAGAAGATGAGTTGCATTTGGATGGATAGTTTGAAGTACGGCAGGTAATATTATCGTAACTTCGTATAGATTTTTGTGTATTGGTTCCCATTTTTCTCTGTGAGAATCTACTGTAGTAAAATGTGCTAAACCCATTTGTATATAATTATTTTTTAGTATATATAAAAAATAATCTCTTTCCTATATAAATAAGTTACATGTAAAAAAATTTACTTAAAAATTAGTAGTCTACTTAATTTTTAAGTAAATTTTAAAAAAAAGTAAAAAATAATTTTTATATATACACATCTTTTTTATAAAAACTATAATAATATTATTTTTACTATATACTATTATGGAAAATATTAATTTAAATCAAATAGAGCTTGAAATTTGTACAGAATGTAATTTACATTGTTTAAATTGTGATAGGTCATGCACACAAGCGGTAAGTAATGAGTATATGACATTAGATCAAATATCTGAATTCATAAAAGAATCAAAGGAATTAAATTGGAAATGGAAAAGAATATCACTATTAGGTGGTGAGCCAACACTACATATTAATTTTTTTGAAATACTTGAAATACTTAATAAGTACAGATTGGAAACAGGTTGTGAAATTGAAGTTGTGACTAATGGATTTGGAAATAAAGTTAAGAAAACAATATCTGAAATTCCAAATTGGGTACTAATAAGAAATTCTAATAAAACATCACCTATTCAATATTTTTATTCGTATAATGTCGCATCTATAGATTTGAATGAATATAAAAATTCTGATTTTTCTAAAGGTTGTTGGGTATCAGGA